CAGTTCTGCATTTGTTTATGAGTTAGATGAGACACTAGCACACTATGAAATGAGAGGAGAAATTTCCAAGAAGATTGGATATGCTCTTGCTCAAAAGTATGATAGACTTATCTTCAGAGCTATTGCTAAAGGTGCTAGACAGGCTAGCCCAGTATCCCTAACCTCTTTCGTAGAGCCAGGTGGTACACAAATCCAAGTTGGTGCAGGTTCTAACGCTGACGATGCTCTTGATGATGATAAACTTGTAACAGCATTTTATGATGCTGCAGCAGCTTTAGATGAAAAAGGCGTATCTGATGACGGAAGAGTAGCTGTACTTAACCCACGTCAGTACTATTCACTTATAAAAGGAGCAGGTACTAACGGGTTAATTAACAGAGACGTACAAGGTACATCTTTACAAAGCGGAAATGGTGTAATTGAGATTGCAGGTATTCAAATCTACAAGTCAATGAACGCTCCATTCTTCTCTAAGTATGGTACTAAGTATGCTCCATCTTCTGGTGCAGCAGCTGGCACTGACCTTGATACAATAGATCCTGGAAATACAGGTTCATTCGTATCTGAAGGTATCGAAACAGCTAATACAGCAACAGGCAACAACTACGGAGCTCGTCAAAACTACGGTGCTGCCTCTAACTTTGCAAACACATGTGGCTTAATCTTCCAAAGAGAAGCAGCAGGTGTTGTAGAAACAATAGGGCCACAGGTTCAAGTAACAAGTGGTGATGTTTCAGTTGTTTACCAAGGCGATGTCATCCTAGGAAGACTAGCTATGGGAGCAGATTACGTTAATCCTGCAGCTTGTGTAGAATTGTTCGCTGGAACAACTACAAAGCCAGCAGCTTTCTCATAATTATTCATTTATATGGGGACTTCGTGTCCCCCTTTTTTATATGGCACAAATATCTTACGGAGTGTCTACCGAACTAGATGCTGTAAATTCAATCCTGATGAGCGTTGGAGAGACCCCAGTTAATACATTAACGGTGCAAAGCCCCGAAGTGGCTATAGCACAAAAGACTCTAAGGCAAGTCTGCCGTGAGATACAAGCTGAGGGATGGTCATACAACACAGAGAACGAATATCCAATAGACCTCGACACAAACAACCAATGTATTATACCTAACAATGTACTACAATTAGACCTTAACATCTTTCAACATGGTAAAGACTATGATGTTGTTAGGCGTAGTGATAATGGTGTACTAAAAGTATACGATAAAAAAGGTCATACATTTACATTCCAAAATTGCAGTAAATTATATTTCGACATTGTTTGGATGGTAGACTTTGAAGATTTACCACAAGCATTTAAGGACTACATTACCACCAGAGCTTCCAGAATCGCCTCTAACCGTATGGTAAACAGTCAGCCATCTGCTAAGTTATTAGAGACAGATGAAGCTGCTGCGAGGGCTTTAGCGGTAGAGTACGAAATGAAACAATCAGATCATAATATATTTAACGACTATCAGTATCAACAAGATGCTAATACCGTATACAAACCATTCAAAGTATTAAGAAGGATGTAATGGCAGCAATCAACCAACGTATTCCAAACTTTCTAGGGGGTGTATCTCAACAGCCAGATAAGATAAAATTTCCAGGACAGTTAAGAGTATGTGATAACGCTGTTCCAGATGTTACATTTGGTTTGAAGAAACGTCCTCCTGCAGAGTTTGTAGGAACTCTTACTAATGCTACTGCTAGTGGTCATTGGTATGATATTATAAGAGATGGAGATGAAAAATATATAGTACAAATTACACCATCTAACAGTGGTGGTATGCCTATAAGAGTATGGGATCTTGCAGATGGTACTGAAAAATCTTTGACAAATTCTAGCGGGGATTCGTTATTTACGTATTTAGCTGGAGCTACATCAGCCTATTCAGTTACTACAATTCAAGACTATACTATTATAGCTAACCCAAATAAGACTGTAGGTAAAACTACTGCAACCACAAGTGCCCCTCTTTTAAATGGAGACTACTCATATGCAAGGCTTGATACCGTTGCTTATAATACTGAATATATATTATATAGTGGTACAGCTCCCTCACCCAACACTTTCTATAGGGTTACTTCTGTAAAGGTAGATAGGATGTCTGGAGGTAGTGCTCAAGGGCCAACCTTTAATGACACTAATGAAAACCAATCTAAAGCAGGTACACTAACTTGGTCATTTACTGGAGGTAGTGCAGTTACTACAACTGGTGCTCAAGTAGGTGGTACAAATATTACAGAAAATATTGAAGGAAGTTTACAAGTAAATGGAAACTCTTACATTGCTAATAATACTCCTAACTATGATGGAAGCGGTACTGCGTCTTCTAATTTTTTAGGATACACACAAGACTATGATGTACGGTACACAGCTACAGTTGCGTTAAAAGATGGTGGTTTAATTAAGACTACAAACCAATCTACAGCTGAAGGTTTATTTATAGACATATCATTAGAAGGTGAAACTTACAGAGTATCAGTTGAAGCTGTTGAACCAGTAACAACCTATCAAGATGTTTCTGGTATAGCTTATTTTAAAACACCAAAGAATCCAACTAATGGAGCTATATCTATGGCTACTATTCTTACTGGATTAAAAACTGCTGTTAATAGTTCTTTAGCTAACGTGACTGCTGAAGTTATAGGTAGTGGTTTATTTCTCAATGGTACAGCTGCAGATGGTGTAAACTTTCTTGGTGGTGCTGTAAACGAAAACATGAGTGTCATAGGTCAGAAGGCACAGGATATTAGTAGACTACCAGCTATGTGTAAACAAGGCTATGTAGCTCAAATATCTAACACTGCTGATTTAGATACTGATGATTACTATGTAAAATTTGAAGCAGATAATGGTACGTCTGGAGCTGGTAGTTGGGAAGAAACTGTAAGGCCACACAATTTTGATGGCTCAGGTAGTGACCCAATGTTAAAAGGTCTAGACCCCGCAACAATGCCACATGCTCTTATCAATAATCGTAATGGTACATTTACCTTTATAAAATTAGATGAGACTACTGCTAATAGTCAAAACAATGTTAACTATTGGAAAGAAAGATTTGTAGGTGATGATGTATCTAACCCGTTTCCTACTTTTACTGGTGGCACAGTACAACAAATGTTTTTTCACAGAAACAGATTAGGTTTTATTTCTGGTGAAAACGTAGTGATGAGTCAGCCAGGAAATTATTTTGATTTCTTTATTGTTTCTGCTATATCGGCTAGTGATGATAATCCTATTGATATAACTGTATCTGATATTAAACCTGCATTTATTAATCATGTACTACCTATACAAAAAGGTATGATGATGTTTAGTGATAATGGTCAATTCTTATTATTTACAGAGTCAGATATATTTAGCCCTAAGACTGCTAGATTAAAAAAGGTAGCTAGTTATGAATGTGATTCTACTATACAACCAGTTGATCTAGGTACATCAGTATTATTTACTTCTAATGTTGCAGCATATGCTAGAGCATTTGAAGCTACTATTATAGATGATGATACACCACCTCAAATTATAGAACAAACTAGGGTTGTACCAGAATTTTTACCAAAAGATATTACAAAATCTGCTAATTCTACAGCTGTAGGTCTTGTAACTTATGGTAAGAAAGGAGATAGTACAGTATATCACTACAAATACTACAATACTGGACAGAAACGTGAACAGTCAGCGTGGTATAGTTGGACATTAACAGGCACAATACAGCATATGTTGTATACAGGTGGTAGTTTTTTTGGAGTTACACTACATGATAACTCTTATAAATTATGTAAATATGAGTATGTTGCAGATGCTAATAGTAATAGAACCTATGTATTAGGTGGTACTGCTAGTGATGTGGGTTCTCCACTTAAAACAGCAAGATGGTTTGAAGCACATCTAGATAACATGACTATAGCTACAAACGTAGCTGGCACAGCTCAAACAACTACAGCTCCAGAGAAAACTGTACTTACAATTCCATATACCCCTGCAAACACTACTAATTTGTTTATGGTTGGGTTGTCTGGAAATGACAGTGACGGTAATCCTATAGCTGGTACTGTTAGAGCAGCTGATGCTGTAGGTAGTAATACTGTGACATTTAACAATATAAACCTACATAGTGCAGCTAAGGTTGCTGTAGGATATAAGTATACAAGTATTATAGAACTACCAGCATACTATTTAAACGTAGGTCAGAACGTATATGATACTGACGGAGACCTAAGAATATCTGGTATTAACTTTGAGTTAGGTGTAGGTGGCCCTATAGAGTTTCATCTAACATCACCGTACTCTTATGTAGATGCTAGTGGCAATGTTACTAAAGACATAGACGATTATGTACAATTTGAGTCTGGTATATTATCTAATTCTAGTGTATTTGATGAGCCTCCTGCAGACTTAGCTAAAAGTGTGCGAGTACCAGTACAACGTAAGAATGAGAAATATACATTACAAATACAAATCCCCGACCCTTTTTCTACCGCCATAATCTCAGGAAGCTGGGATGGCATATACCATAATAGACGACATGTACGAAGGTAAGTATATTCAGACTTGCACACCAGAGTTAGCTCTAAGTGTAGGTCTGACCTTACGCTATGAAGATAGACGTGAGGCAGAGGAAACTTCTGGTTTAAGTGCAGAGGCTTCTATAATTGAATCTTTTTTTAATTCTACATATTCTGTATATTTTAAGGTTCCCAACGGCAAGGCTGCTGGAGTGGCAGGAGTGACTCCCAACAATTTAATATGGATGTTATGTACTGATGCTAGTACAGAGTATCCACATACATTTGTAAGGGAAGCCAAACGCTGGGTAAACAGTTTACTCAATCCTTATTTATATAATCAAGCAGATATGCGAAATGAATCACATATAAAATTACTAAAACTTTTAGGTTTCACCTTTGTCAACTATCATGTCTACAACAATGTCCCTCTTATAACATTTATAAAACCATGTGTACGGTAGCAGCTTTAGCTATTGGACTCGGTGGTGCTCAGGCTGTTACTGGAATACAAGAACAGAATAGGCAACACCGTGCTCAGGTCGATGCCGTAAATCGCAGCAATGCGATGGCACGACAAAAATATATTAACGACATAACTATCTCAGCTTATAACGATCAACGTAAAGGTGAGGTATTTACAGCACAACTACAAGCTGATGCTGCAGCAAGATCTGCATACTATCAGCAAAAAAACATTAATCAAATAGAACACAATAGAGCGTCAGAAGCAGCTCAAGCTGAGTTAAGAGAAAAAGTAAATAAGACTATGTTTGAAAGTCAAACTAATTTAGCCAAGGCTGTTAAAGCACAAGGCAGTATTTTAGCTAGTGGACAACAAGCTGGTCAATCTATGATGTTAACTATTGACGATATTGAAAGAGAATACGGTATGGCATCTGCACAATTAGATGCAACCATATTTGATGCAACAAGGGCATATGGTATTAAACAATTTGGTCTAGACTTAGATCATTATGCAGCCAACACATCGGCTTACAACAACATATCAACATCTGCTCATGTAGCTCCAACCGCTTCATTCATGACACAAACACCGATTGAACAGAAGGCTCCACCTAAACCTTCACCACTTGGCCCAATACTCAGTGGTATATCCACTGGACTAGGAGCAGCAACAACTCTTGGTGGCGAAGATTATTTTAAAGACATGTTTTAATTAACAATAACTAAGGTTATGACATACTCAGGTAGTACAAAAAACTCCTCATATAGCAAGAGAGTCTATAATACAAAAGACAACAAAGATCTTGCAGAATACGCTAAGGCGTTAGAATCACAAAGAAAACAAACTGTCAAAGAGTTTACAGCTGCATCTACGGATCAGCTAGGAGAACTTGATAGACAAGACAGTATACAAACCAGCAACGACAAATTTCAAATACAACAGTTATCTAAATTTAGTGATACATTAAATGACTTTTTAGATACAGCTGCTAAAACTGTAGGTAAAGGATACATTGATGCCAAGCGTCAAGAAGGTGTAGAACTTTACAGAAGGTACGAAGCAGGTGATGAAGAAGCTATAGCTGAAGTAGAAGGTGATGCAAAAGAAATAGAAGAGTTAAATGAAAAAGTTAAGAACATGTCTCAAAAGATTAATGAATCTACTGAGGCATTTCTTGACAGACAAAACCAAGAAAATATATCATTACAAGATAAATTAAAAGCACTTAATGTTAGAAAAATGGGTGCTAATGTACGTTGGGGTTTTGTAAGAGCTCAACTACAAGAAGCAGCTCAAGGCTACAAAGCACATCTTATTGATGAATTATCAAATAATGAAAATACATTTACAACTCGTGATGGTACTGAATATAAGATAAATGATTACTACACAGTTCTTAACTCAGATCATAAAAAAGAAATTGAGAACCATGTAGAAGATCAATACATTGCAAACAACAACCCGTTTGGTGCTGCAGATACAGTTAGAAATTCTTATCTTACTGCAAGTGTTGTAAAATCTACACAAGAGTTTAGAACTGCAGAATTTAAACAAGAGTTAGCTAGAACTGGTGAAACAGAACAAAGTGATAGAATTAATAAACTTATCACTGCAGCTGAAAACTTTGGGCCAGAGGTTGAGTTAGTAGACGGTAAATATGTTGACGTTAAGCTTATAGCTGTTGTCGATTCTATTAATGATATATTAATAAATGGGCCAGGAAGTGAAGCTCTTATTGGTTCTACTGTTAGTAGATTTAAAGCTAACAAAACAAGACTTATTGAAGGTATAAAGAGTGCATTATCTGCTCTTGATGCAGAATCAGCAGCCGACTATGTAGAGTTTTTAAAAATGGAAAATGGTTTTGAAATGGCTGGTATGACTGGTGATTTAGAAACTTTAATGGCAGGAGACTTAGATCTTGACCAATTACTTATTGACCATAATAATAAAACTAGATTAAATCAACAGAAAATAGATGACAGTCTAAAAGCTGAAGTTCAATTAAAAATCAAACAATCTCAAAATTTATATTATAATAATGTTATAAATGAAGATACTGGTGCTCCATATACTATAATGGACATTAAAGAAATAGGTCTAGGTATGTTAAGTAATGATCGTTACGATGATATAGATTTAATACCTACAATACAAAAACTTGCTAATTTTGATCCTATTGAATTAAATAATAAAGCATCTCGTGTAAAGTATAATGAATTAGTAGGTAAAAATGGTTACGTTACAAATGAAGATTTAATTGGATTTGATGCCACATTTAGAAGTGACATATTAGAAGATCATAAAAAGAATGGTGGTAAGTATAAATATAAAACAAGCCATATTTGGTCAGAGATGGGTAGTGAAACGTGGGGTACATTAGTAGATAATAGTCTTAAAGATATAAATGGTACTATTACAAGTAAACTTAGAACTAGCCTTACTGAAACTGGCGATGATATTAAACTTGGTGCAGCTGAAGATGGTGCAAAAGCATATGTATTAAAATTAGCTGGTGCAAATTATCTTAATGGTGATAATCCAGAGGTTGCTTTAGCAAACGCAATAGAACAAGCTGAATCAGAATTAACAACAGGCACAGGTATTTTTGCAACAGATGCAGAAGGTTTTACAAGTGCATTAATGAATCCAAGTATTATTCCTGCTAATGAAAAAATAGGTAACATATTAGCCGATGGTACAGCAGCTAGCGAAAAGTTAGATGTACTACAAGAATATGCACCTGACGGGGATCATATTAGAAACGAAATTATTATACCAAAAAATAGTTCTTTACTTACTCCAGAGTATGATAAGGGAACTAATAAAATTAGTTTTTTAGATAGATCACTTATGCAAATAGCAGAGTTTAGTGAAACAGGATATACAGCTATTGATGTTTTAAACTTACAAAGACGTAAACATGGTTTAGAAGATATACCATTATCAGACTTTTCTCCAGAACTACAGGCAGTACATACAGCTGTAAAAGATAAATATAAGCATTTAGCTAAAGTATTTTCTAGTGATGCTGAAGGATTCTCA